CCTTGTCGTGTCATGGAGACGTATTAGCGGAGCTAGCAGATGATAACCAAGTGGGATCGTAGATACCTGGAGCTGGCCAGCCTCGTTGCGAGCTGGTCGAAGGACCCAAGCACCAAAGCCGGAGCGGTGATCATCCGCCCTGACCGCACAGTTGTGTCAGTGGGGTTCAATGGCTTTCCGAAGAACATGCCAGACAACCCAGAGTGGTACGCCAACAGGGAAGAGAAGTATTCCCGCGTGGTCCATTGTGAAATCAATGCGATGATCCACTCGTATGAGAACCTGAAGGGTTATACCCTCTATACTTATCCCTTTGCTCCGTGCGACCGCTGTGTCGTGCAGATGCTGCAGGCTGGTATAGTGAGGTTCGTATTCCCGGAGCCGTCAGCAGACGCTCTTACTCGCTGGGCCGAGGCCTTCGTGAAGACGAAGAAGTACATTACAGAGTCCGGCGCCGAGTGGGAGGAATTCCTTCGGGACTCAGTGAGCTAATGGGAGCTCCAGCTCGGTATTCAGTCACAGATGTGACTCCAGAGAGTATTACTATCAAGGACTTAGGTCCTTGGAATAGACATCTGACCATAACCAACGACGCTGAAGGTGTAGTGAAACGGATGGTCCCTCATTTGAAGGGCCGCCGTTTGTTCTACATTGACAGCGAAGGCGAGACCGATGAGTTGGTGATCAAGAAGGGTCAGTTTGCTGGATTCAAACCGGGCCCAGGAAGGAAAGGATGAAGATCATAGAGCCTACCTTTGAGATCCTAAACCCCCAAGACTTGCTAGATGGTATAGCCAAGCTGCAGTTCATAGAGAAGATGGCACGTATTAGCCATCGATCGGAAGATTTGCAGACAGATGACAGCTATAAGAGATTTATCAAGTTTGTGGTGATGGAGAAAGGCGACTGGAGTGTGGTAGAACATGCTTATGCGACCGTTATCTTCCGCGTGGACCGTGGGGTTACTCACGAACTGGTTCGACACCGCCTCTTTAGCTTCACGCAAGAAAGTACTCGCTTCGTCAACTATGGCAAAAAGGGCGATATGGATTTCATCGTCCCAGTGGGAATCAATGCAAATGATCCCGACTTCCAGTTGGCCTATAAAAGTGCCGAAGCGGAATATCTTGCACAGCTTTCAGCTGGGAGACCGCCACAAGTTGCACGGGCTGTGCTACCTAATGGTCTTGCCTCCACAATCGCAGTGACTGGTAACCTTCGTAACTGGCGCCATATACTGATTATGCGCACTACGAAGGAGACTCATCCGGACTTCAGGCGGGTAATGATTCCATTGCTCGCCGAAATGCAGCAACGCATTCCAATACTGTACGACGATATCATTCCAGAGCAGAAGCAGAGCGAAGCTCTATCTAAACCGAGGTAATCTACCATGGGTCCAACCCCTGTTGTTGATGTAAGCCGTCTGTATTCAGATTTTGTGTACAAATCTCGTTATTCAAGGTGGCTTTATGACCTCGAGCGAAGGGAAAACTGGAGTGAAACTGTCGACAGGTATATTAAGTTCTTCGCAGTACGTATTCCGAAGCGGTTTCGTAAAGAGGTTTCGGAGGAACTGCGGGATGCGATCTTCAACTTCGAAGTCATGCCCTCCATGCGGGCGATAATGACCGCTGGAGAGGCACTCGAGAAGGATAACTGCGCAGGTTACAACTGTAGTTACATTGCTGTGAACAATCAGAGAGCCTTCGATGAGGCCATGTACATCTCGATGTGTGGCACGGGCGTTGGCTTCTCAGTAGAGAGGCAGTATGTCAACGAACTCCCCACTATCGCAGAAACCTTCTATCCTTCAGCAGTTACTCTTAAGGTCAAGGATAGCAAGATTGGCTGGGCGACATCGTTTAAAGAGCTCATTGCGTTACTATATACTGGAATGGTCCCCAAGTGGGACCTTAGTGAGCTTCGTCCGGCGGGCGCCCCGCTCAAAACCTTCGGTGGAAGATCCTCTGGGCCGGCTCCTTTGGACGAACTCTTTAAGTTCACTGTCGAAACATTTAAACGAGCAGCTGGACGCAAGCTTACCTCGATCGAATGTCACGACATCATGTGTAAGGTGGGGGACATCGTCGTCGTTGGAGGTGTCCGCCGGAGTGCTATGATCTCATTGTCCAATCTATCGGATGATCGTATGCGCGCGGCCAAGACTGGTGAGTGGTACAACAGTAACCCTCATCGGCGCCTGGCTAACAACTCCGCTGTCTATACCGAGCGCCCCGAAATGGGAATCTTCATGAAGGAGTGGCTATCACTGTATGACTCCAAAAGTGGTGAGCGAGGAATATTTAATAGACAGGCTGCAGTACTTAAAGCAAAAGCGTCTGGTAGACGAAAGACAGAGAAGATTGAGTTTGGTACGAATCCCTGTGGAGAAATCATCCTGCGTGATATGGGCTTTTGCAACCTTACTGAAGTTGTCATCCGTCCTGACGACACGCCGAGGTCTCTACGGAAGAAGGTACGTCTCGCTACGATACTCGGAACCCTACAGTCCACGCTGACTAACTTCCGATATCTGCGGGCAGGGTGGAAAAAGAATGCCGAAGAAGAAAGGCTCCTGGGTGTATCGCTTACCGGTATCATGGACAACCCGCTTACGGCTAATCCTCATGAGGCGTTTCTACGTTCGCTCAAGAAAGTGGCACTTGAAACGAATGCCGAATGGGCCAAGCGGCTTGGGATCAACCAGGCTGCGGCTGTCATTTGTGTTAAGCCGTCCGGAACGGTCTCGCAGCTGGTTAACTCGAGCTCTGGGATACATCCGCGGTACGACACGTACTTCATACGCGCGGTCAGGCAAGATAAGCGAGATCCTATCTCCGCTCTTCTGAGAGACTCCAAGGTCCCCAATGAAAGTGATATTACGCAAACCAACGACGTGGATGTTTTCTACTTTCCACTTAAGAGTCCGGCGCATTCTGTCACGCGCCTGGAACTCACCGCAATACAGCAGCTTGAAATATACCTCAAGTATCGTCAATGGTGGTGTGAACATAATCCATCATGCACGGTCTACGTGAAGGAATCTGAATGGCTGTCTGTGGGTGCTTGGGTCTACGAGCACTTCAATGAGATCGGTGGGATTTCATTCCTGCCTTATAGCGATCACATCTATAAGCAGGCACCATATACGCCCATCACTAAGGAAGACTACGACAAAGCGGTCGCTGCCTTCCCGAACATCGACTGGTTGCTTCTCACTAAGTATGAGAAGGACGACCGCACACTAGGCGCTCAAGAGCTTGCATGCACTGCAGGTTATTGTGAAGTATAGCCTTATTTTATGCGGTTGAGCGGTCGCTAATGTGTTATACTAATCAGAAGGAAACCCATGACAAACAGTATCCTAAGCAAGTATAACGTAGCCAAGGATCAGCTACGCGAGTATCTTGTTCAGTACCTTGAATCACAGGGCCGCCACATCAAGAGCGGCAAACTGTTCACCTGTTTGAACCCTGAGCATTCAGATGATGATCCCTCCTGCGGTATCGTTCCTGATTCGCAGGGTCGTTACTTTCATTGCTTCGGCTGCGGTTGCACCGGGGATATCTTTACCGCGGCCTACTTCCTAGAACAGCGGGCGCTATCCGGCGCCGGCTTCATCCATGACAACCTGAAGTATCTCGCTGACACGTTTGGGGTTGAGGTGCCTATTGAGGAACCAAATCCCGAAGAGCAGTATGAGATGGATACGTATCGCGCTTACCGCGACGCTGCGCAGATCCTTCTCTTCTCGAAGTTTAGCGATCGCGTAGAAGCGAAGCTTGCTGACTACGGCTGGTCGAAAGAGACGCGCATGGCACTTGGCGTCGGCTCGGTGGAATCGTATGACAAGTTCATTGAGCGTATGAAGAAACAGCACGGCTGGACAGACGCCTTCATGAAGGAAGTCGATCTGCACCGTAGGAGTATGTTCAATGAAAACAATCTCGTCTTTACTGTTAAGGATGAGAATGCCAACCCAGTTGGTTTTGCATGTCGCAACCTGTTATACGAAGAAGAAGCCAAACAGTACGAATCTGCTAAGGCCAATGTACTGGCTACGACTGCGGAGGATAGCGACGAGCGTAAGCTGGGACTATTGGAACTCAAACGGCCAGCGAAGTACATAAACTCAATGGAGTATGCTGGTGAAGAAACAGCCATTCGGAATCGAATATACCAGAAGTCGAAAAGACTATTCGGCCTGCACAGGGCCCGGAAGTATACTCCTCCGCTGTACGTCTTTGAGGGGTATTCCGATTGCGTCACAGCTGTCAACGCAGGACTACAGAACAGCTGTTCGATTGGGTCGACGTCGTTCACGCGAGACCATCTCGAACTTATTCTCGGCCTTGGTATCAAGCACATTGTCTTTGTGCTCGACGCTGACGACGCAGGAGAAGCTGGCACTGATCGGTTTGTCAAGCTTTTGGAGGAGTCTGTTGGAGGAAACATTGGCCTCCGCGTTGAAATCGTAGCGATGCCGGAAGGCACAGATGATCCCGATAACTATATTAGAAAGATGGGCGGTCTCAAAGCTTTTCGTACCTTGGAAAAGGTCGATATTTTTGGCTGGTCATTACATAAAGCCGTCAAGATGGGTGAGGATCCGACGTCTCTCGCTGAGAGAATGGTCCCCCTTATCGTCAATGATCAATCAAACTTTGTCCGGCTCCGTAAAGCAGAGCAGCTAGCTAAAGCTACTGGCATTGCCCAGGATGTAGTCTGGCGCGAGGTTACAAGGCTAGTTGACAGTGAGGTAGCTCAGGTTAATGAGGAGACTACCCTGCTGGCACAGCAGGCAGCTAAGCAGCTCCAACTAAAGCCGTTAGAAGCTCTGACGGTATTGTCTACCACTATGGAGAAGATCGAGAAGGCTCAACAGCGTAGGGCTGGTTATAGTGTATCAGCTACGATGCGCTATCTCGATGAGATCAAGACCATCCAGGAAAGTGAGGCTAATATGGTTGAGCTTTCCGTTGGTAATGATTGGCCTCTCTTCAACAAGTGGATCGGTGGCATTCCGCGGTCGGAGTGCTTTGTTACCATCCCGGGCAAGATGAACCAGGGCAAGTCTTCATTTCTTGCTAACCTGGCGTGGCGCCTGATTGATAACAATCCGAACGAATGCATGGTTCTCTACCATACGGTAGATGATTCCCTGCCTATCTTCCTGCCTCGGCTGTGGGGATCCAAGTTCGAGCAGGTTAGCTACTGTGATGCCAAGCTCAATGACGACGGACATAAGTCCGGCTGGTATTCGAATGACTTCAAGAAGGCTGGCTATGCGTTAGATCGCTGGCCGGAGTTCCAGGAAGTCTACCAGCAAGCCATGGCTTGGACCCAGGAGAAGATCGAGCGTGAGCTATTCATCCCAGAGGACGTTTCGACACTGGCTGCTTCGCTGCCGGCTCTGGAGAACCGCATTAAGGCACTACGTCAGAAGTTTCCCGAGCGAAAGCTCGTTGTCATCGGAGACAACTTTCATCTTTATGATTTTCCAGGCTTTCAGGACGGAGAGGCTAAGACACGCCACATGTCGTCTTTTGTTAAGGGTCTTGCGAACAAGTACCACGCGACCATTATCATGACCATGGAGCTGCCTAAGACGTCTCTTCAGCCGGGCGTTCGTCCGCGCGTGCGGAACATCAAAGGTACCGGTGGTATCTCATACGATTCAT